GGACAGCAACCAAATGGTAGCAACTTGATCAATATTGTAAAACTGCGTTATCGAATCTTATAGTCAATGCGATTTCTGCGAGGTCAGCGGTTGAGTCATAGGAGACATCATTGAAGTTAGCTTCTGTGATGAAGGCACCTTTGATGTCCCAGAGTTGAACGACTGTACCAACGGGGTCTAGCATCTTGAGTTGGATGTCACGCTTGTAGAAGTCAGCGTAACCGCCACGACCTGAGACGGACTCGAAGCAAAGACGAATCCATTCCATGACCTGCTGTGCGCCAGCTGGTGCGATTGGATCGTGCAGCGTCACCGAGATGGTGTTGAAGGTAGTCTTGCCAGCAACGTAGCGAGTTGAGTTGATCCAGTTGATGGTGACTTCTTCGGTGTTGTAGGTGGGACGAGCAGCACTCTTAACGATGAATGAGTCAATGCCCTCGATAGCGAGCAGGAAGCGTCGCTTGGTAATCGGTTCAAATTTAGTTGGCAACATATCTGTTACCGAGAGTGTATCTGCCATCTTGTTGCCCTTGATTTCTTATTAGTAAATATGTGCTGCTGGCAGTTTCCACAGCCATCTGTTTAAAAAGTTACTGCAAGCGGGTATACTGTTAGATATGTATGACCCGGCAAAAGTAGTTTTTGGAATCAGAGGTATTTATCGCATTGAGAACATAGCGAATGGGAAGTTCTACATTGGTAGCGCCAAGTGTATTCGAAAGCGCTTTAACGATCATCTGAGTAAGCTCAGGCGCAACAAACACCCTAACCAATACTTGCAACACGTAGTCAACAAACATGGTACAGCAGTGCTTCGTGCGGTTCTTGTTGAGCGTGTGGATAAATTGACAAATTTGGTTTTAGTGGAACAGGGATATCTTGACAAGTCATACGACGATCAGACGTTGTGCTACAACATATGCCCAACAGCGGGAAGTGCATTGGGCCGAAGTCATTCAGAAGACACTAAGAGAAAAATGAGCCAAGCACACATGGGTAAAGTTGTCTCACAAGAAACCTGCAAAAAGATATCTGAAGCAAAAAAGAAACAGACACACTTGCATTTCAAATCTGGCAAAGGCAATCCTCAGTGGGGCATTGGGAAAGACCACCACATGTACGGGAGAAAGCACACAGAAGAGTCGAAAAGAAAAATGAGTTTATCTTCTAAAGGAGTTCCAAACCGTAAATTGGCCAAAAAAGTTTCCCAGTATGATTTAAACGGCAACGTAATAAAAACCTACGAAAGCGCCTCAGAGGCTTCTAGACAAACAAAAATTTCTGGCATTAGAAGTTGCGCACTAGGAAATCGTAAATCTGCTGGTGGGTTTATGTGGTCGTATGACGTCAATAAAAGTAAGATTCAACCGTATGTCTATTCTCAAAAAAGAAAAAATGTGACGCTGTTACAAGTGTCTTGCGACACAGGAGAAACGATCAACACGTTTTCAAGTACGATTGAAGCTGAAAAACGCACGGGCACGAGTAGGACAAACATTTCTGCATGTTGTCATGGTAACAGGAAAACTGCTGGTGGCTTTGTTTGGCGTTATGCAAGTTCCTAATTACAAACATGGCTAACTCACACTGGAACGTCCTAATCAACGGCAAATCGTTACAACTTAAGGTTCTCCGTGAACCTAAGGACCACGCAAGTGGATATCAACACCAGGAAACTCCTCCAGGGCCCAACGAGGGTTTGATGTTCCTCTTCCCAGACCTCTTGGCCCCACTCTTCAATGTTGACCTCGTTAGCCATCTCAATGAGCTTGACAACGATACAAAGGGCATCTTCCAGTTCTTCCTTGAGGGTGAACGCCTTGCTCAGGATTTTGTCGGGATTCGGCTTGCTTTTCGTGCCTGGCATCAGGAACCTCGTCTTCTTTCTCTATTCTCCAATTATAACATAATGGGGTCTACAAGGGAACCCCATACTTACGATCATGCTTTTCAGAATGGTGCAGACACTTGACCCTTGGCTCGGCTACGGCTCCTATTGGGCTGAAGATATTGAAGTTGCACGTATGTATGGTTCGGGCCGACACATCTTCAAGGTTGAAAATCCTTCGGGGAAAAAGCTAGTTGCATCCGACGATCTAGATCTCGCTAAACAGTTGGGTCAACTCGGTGTGCCTGACGCAGGGGATGTCGTTGGTGAATTAGATTGGTATGAGTTGCAAGAGGTTCGACAGGCGTTAGCCAGGCACAAGGTTACTTGGATCGTCAAACCTATCGACCCTTCAAATTCCCTCCAGGAACGTGAGTGGATTTATGTCGGGAATTCCAGTGTATCTGCGGAACTAGTTCATGCATTCAGATAGCTAATCTGTCATTCGCAGACGCTCATCCCAGCAGCACTCCCCCACATATTCCTCTTGATGCACATGTGCTTCGGAGACATCACACTCTTCGTTACAGAACTTGCAGCAAACCGTTTCTTCCATTTCATCCATTCTCCAATTATAGCACAATAGGGCCCACAAGTGAACCCCATAATGAACTAATTCGATGTTCTGTGCATAGCGGCCCAGACCGCAGACCTCAGCCTCATAAGGCTGTCAACCTCATCCTGTGCTCCTGCTCGGCTTGCTCGGCCAACAGCATCTGTCGTATTGAAAACACCTGGTTGTCAGACAGCTACTACTTCTTCTTTTTGTTTCTGATAGCGACACCAAGTGCTTCGAGGAAATTACTCTTTCTGTAATTACTATCATCTGAGGCTAGTTCAAGGATGCGCTCGGCCATCTCAGATAAAGTTTCATGTACTGCTTCCTGGATTTTTCCTTCATTTTCATCAACAAAGACAGAAACCTCTCCGTACCCTCTGTGACCCCAATCTATCAGCTCGTTAGAAAGAACTGCGCTGAGTTCGTCGACTGCAATATTTTTTATGCTCTTGACATCAACAGGTCGTATCTGTTGATAGATTGGGTGTTCGTCGATAGCACGTTTGACCAAATCATCGGCCAAAGACTTAACGACTTTGTTCACAAAGTTTTCGCTCTGGAACTTTTTGTGGTTAGTGGCACGTGACTCTAGCTGCTGTTTTAGTATGCGAAATGTTTTTTTGGCATATTTGTTCGTGTATGCATAATCGTCAAACACATTGGACTTATCAGGTTCGAATGACAGAAAGGCAGCCTCTCTAAAGGGAACTGGACCAATCGACACCACTTCCTTTTCTTCAGGGATAAGACTTGATAGTCGGCCAAGGTCAAACTTATTTAGAAGTTCGGTAGGGTTTAGATAGAAATTCCCCCCGTCATCAGGGCTGGCAACAAACAGAATTGCAACACCATGGTCGTCCCCCCATTGACTATCAACTGCAAAGTTAAATGCAACTTCAGGGTCGGTTGACCAGGACATGGCCTTGCCACCCTTGACTGGGACTACGCCACCTCCTTCGACATACCAGGCTCTGTTTGTTTCAACCATAAATTCAGAATAGGGAAGGCGTAAAAGTTTTGCTGCCACTCTTGGAGTAACCTTCATTCCACGATACAGCGGACCTTTCGGTGGTTGAACATACTTGTTGTATAGGCCACTTTGTTTTAATGGGTCGAGCACAGACTTAGCGAATTTAGCGAACCTGTCTCCACTGTTGTCAACAACCAGGCTAAGATAGGCATCCAAAAAAAGGTTCTCGGCCTCTGTGTTCGGTTCTTTAGCTTTGTCTCTTCGGATTCCATTCCTACCCAAGGACTCGGGTTCATCACTTGGTTCAGCCCAAAGGTACTTCCCAAAAGGAGCGTCTGCTGGGGCCTCGGCAGCCTGCTCATTCAACGACCTTTTAACTTCTTCTTCGATTAGGGCTATGAGTTGCTCGTGCTTCGACATTTAGTGACCATCCTTGCCTAATTATTCACATGGACAAACATTGGCATATTGTTTTGAATGGGGAACCGCTCCGTGTACAGGTTCTTAGAACACCCAAGGAGCACGCCCAAGGTTATCAGCATCACAAAATGGGACCTGGCCCTCATTCGGGCATGCTTTTCCTTTGGTCGGATGAGAGACAACGAGCCTTCCATATGCGCAATGTGCCATGCGACCTTGGTCTTCTCGGATTCAGTGCTGATGGAGAGCTTGTCTGTTCATTTGTGATGGTTCAAGGCACCAGGAAGGTGTACTCAACTCCTCCTTGTAAATTTGTCCTTGAGGTTGACCCAAGTTGGATTGATACTATCGACAAGGACAGTTGTAGACTCCAATTAATCAAGGAGTAAACATGTTCTATAAATGGCATCGAGGTCACACCCAATTGTTTTGGGATGTTAAGGACCAGGGCGAGCGACAACAGAAGTTAGACTATCTGTTCACATCACTATTCGGCAAAACCAGAAACGGAACTTTTGTTGAGGTAGGAGCTTCAAACGGGATTGACTGTGGAATTATGACACCGCTGGCTGACCTCGGCTGGAAAGGGCTTTGCGTGGAGCCAAACAAAAAATCGGCTTACATTTGTATGCGAAACCACGAGTATAACCAGGGAGTAAAAGTAGTCAACAAAGCTGCTGGAGCCGAGAAGAAGACCGTGTCAGTATTTGGGGAAGGTCATGGTGCGACTGTAAACTCCGAATACGTTGAAGCAAGCAAACAAATAAGTTGGACTGCACAGATGACGAAATCTAACGAGGTAATGCAGGATAAACTGGATACTATTCTTATAGAAGAAGGATTTGCGCCAGGCAACATTGACGTGATGTCTATAGATGTAGAAGGACACGAAATAGAAGTTTTCAAAGGCTTTGACCTGGCGAAGTGGAAGCCAAAGATGTTAATGGTTGAGATGGCAGATGTTCACCCCGATTTTAAGAAATTCCCTGAAACTGTGGCGAAATACCAGAACCTACGTGAGCAGATCCTCAATACAGGCTATAAACAGCTTCATCAGGACATTTGCAACACTGTGTTCATTCGGCGTGATTAGACTAAGCGCACGAACTCATACACACGTTAATATTCATAGCTCACTTAGAGCTTCATCGATTAGTCTAAAAATCATCTCTTGCAGGCCTTTGGGCCTGCGGTACATCAGGTCAGAGATTTCGTAGTCCTTGTTCTTGCCCTTATTTACGACAAAGCCAAGTGACTTATAGAAACGGATGAGAGTAGATCTAGTTGTGCCAAATGAAGAGTCGGGTGTCAGTGTAATGGCTTTGCCAGTCGAGTCGGCGTATGAGTTGATAGCTTTGAATATTTCACGACCGTACCCCTTACCACGCTGCTCTTGGTCAATTACAACAAGGGATACACGAATCTCGTTATCATACTCAAAGACACTCCATTTTTTAAGGATGTCTCCATATTCGTCTCTGATGGCCTGAAGGCTCATATCCTACATCATCTTTTGAACAGTGTCGTTCGGGGCTCTCACTCTTTGTCCGAGAAGGTAGGCATAGGTTTCATGGGTGTTAGCTGAGGCAGCCCACTGGTCGTTCATTCCAAGAGAAAGCATACCCTTGGCGTCCAACTCTTTGAATGTTCTGTTAAGAAAAATCAAATAGTCCTCAATCATACGGAGGCCTTCTTTGGCGATGTCAGAAGATTTTAGTTCAACTGGTGAGTGGTATCGTTCCATGATTTTCATTGCGTGCTTGGTTAGGCACATTGGACAAGCCATGTCTTGCCCTCCAGTGACACCAACAGCCTTCTCGATGACACCATCAACTTCTGCCTGGACTTCCTCGTAGATCCTGCCATACAGCTCCACGTGATCGCCAGCAAAGTTTGGTCCACGTGTTACGTGGTGAGCCGAATGGAACCAAAGGTGAATGGCCCTAAGCCAGGCTGGAACTTCAAAGATGAGTTCTTTTGCTGAATCGTCAAACACACGAGCTTGCTCATTAAGCATCTCTTGAAGTGACTCGTTTGTAGACTCGTTTATGATGCCTGCTAGTTTCTGTAGCCTTGCTTTTGTAGTTACCATTATTTGCTCACATATCTCCTAAGAGGACGATTGGTTCCTCTTCTTCTTTTTCTATCAGTGCTAATGGCACCAAGCTCCTTCTCAGGACTCTCAAAGCATCATTAAGCAATTCTTCTTCTTCGGCGGTGAAACGTCTTCTGTTATTGAAGTATGAACCCTGAAGTTGTTCGATCTTTTTTATCACAGGCGCAGCTACTTTTAAATAGTTTCGATGGCCGATGAACTCATCTTGTGATAATTTATTGTTTTTTTGGTTAAGGTACTGATTGAATCCATGTTCCTCAGGAACGGACTCCCTTAGATTGGAAGAAACATTCTCCGTTTCCGTTAAGATACCTGCTAATCTCTGCCACCGTTTTTTTGTAGTCATATTCCCTCTGTTTCTAACTAGTAGTTGAAAAGACTCATTAACTCATCAACCGAGGCTTCTTTTTCACGCTCAGCCCGTTCACGCTCCTCAGGTGACATAGCTTCACGGTCAAGCCTCTCACGTTCCTGACGCTGCTCACGGTCTTTATCAATGCCGTGTTTTCTGTTGTATGCCGCAGTTTGTCTCTCCTTTTGCTGCTTGCGGAGAAGTTCTCTATCCCTTATCTGTGTGTATTCACTCTCGACATCGCCATGTTTTTCGATGGATTCACGGAAATGAAATATCACAGGGACTTTGGGGATTTTGAGTTGGATAGCAGTCTTCAAGCGATGGTTACCCTCGCCGACCATAGCAACACCATTCTTGCCAAAGATCATTTGAATTGGGTGCTCTGGGTCAAACCCCTTCTCACTCATGGACTTCTGGAGATCTGGTCTTGAGTCCCTGTGAAACTCTCTGTATCGGAACAGTTCCCTAGGTCCTAGGTGGGAACCAATGCGGCCCTTCATCAACCTTGATTCCTCGCTCTACTCAATCTTCTAAAACCCCCTCTAGGGTTTTATCAGTGTTTGTCCGTGCTTCAAAAAGCAAATATTCCAAAAGCGGTTCAAGAGAGGCGGTGGCTTCATTCACACTCACAAGTGCAAGAAGTTCTTTCGAGATGTTTTTGACCGCTAATGGGCCAAGCTTGGAACCTCCGATTGCGATGTTCTCAAGCTTTTCTTTCATGCGTTCGGGCAAGTTCTCGGCGTAGAACTTAAACATCTTAAGATACTTTTCTGGTTCGCCTTGTTCATATTCAGCAAGCGCATGAATGAAGTCGTTAAGCTTTAACTGCGGGTCAGACAAGTCAACACCTGCATCATGTACATATTCGTACTCCGCTTTGCCACCTCTGTAGCTTGCGTTATAGGATATGCCCGACTTGAGGAACTCCTCACGGGTATGTTCGGTGTATTTATTTTCCTTGCGGTCAAAAGTCCAGACACGTGTAATCTGTGCAGGCTTAACAACACCAATTAAAAGACCTTGCGGCTCATTGCTCGGCTCAAGCATCCCAAAAGACATCCAGGGCCTGAAGGAGTTGGGGAACTTGTTTTTAACCCAGTCAAGAGCATCATCACCTTTTAGCTTCCGCTCTTCTCGGCCAGTTACGCCCGAGTAATCAGTTCCGTGGATGAACTTGGCGTACACTTTCAATTCCAATATGGTTCCGTCACCGAACTTTTTCGCCACTTCAAAATCTGGAGTGACGAACAGGCCTCTGTGCCTCGGTCCACCATAATCTCTGCCCCGTACTTGTGTGGCATCAAAGCCATTGATCAATTCTTGTATCCGTGACAGGGAGGTGCCGTGGTATACTGTAAGAATGTCGTTTGGCTTAGCACCCGCAATCTTCTCATAGGAGCCAGCCGAGATTGCTTCAAGTAGAGACTCTAGGTTGTCGTTGGTCTTCATTTCACTTACAAACTTTGGAGGTGGCACGTAGTCCCCCCCCCTCTTCCTGTTTTATAAACCCATACAGGCACAGGCTTGCTTGGGTCGACAATTCGGTAAGCTGCTAGACGGTGGTGACCATCCACAATCCAAACCTGACGCTTGTGCTGAAATACCTCTATTGGGTTGAGGGATTTGTTGTTTTCGAGTAGTTCAACGAAACGCCCAATTTTTTCTGAGTCTACAGACTTTTGTGTCGTATGCACTTCGCCAGCCCATGCGCCCGCACGTCCGCCTTGAATCCCAATATAGCCTGGCCAGTCACTATCAGGGTGCACAGTGACATTTGGAATTTTTGCGGTTCTAGTCAGCATTTGGTTCCCACCTTCCTAAATACCCATTTGGACCAAGAAAGTTGCCGCCTTTCTATATTTAACCACACAATGATGTCACTTGACCAACTTTTAGAATCGCTCCTCAACGAACAAGATGAGGAAGACTACGGCGAAAAGGCTCTTGGCCTTGACTACGTCATGAACGAACCCACCAGGAAGAAAATTCCTCACGGGACAATGAACCTCTTCAAAAACGAGGGTTACCACAATATTTTGGCGACTCTCAAGAAAGCGTCTAAGGAAGAGATTGACTACTGGAGCAACTGGTATCAATATGCTCACGGTCACGTCTCTGAACTTGCAAGCAAGTATGGTATCGACACATCTGTTGCAGCAGCCGTCTGTGCAGTCTTGAGTCCAAATCTAGGTTGGAAGATGAACCTACTCGCTGCCTCACGTATCCTCGATAATTGGATGCATCTAGGTGGCGCAGAAGGTTACCAGTTTTGGGACAAGATTCCCGCATACAAGACCAACCAGAATAAGGCCATGAAGATCCTTGAGACTGGCGACCTAAGCATTGTCAAGGGGCCTAAGGTCTCTGTGTTCTTTCACTCCCTCGAAAATCCAGATAGGGTTGAACGTGAACTCGTTCTTGATGGACACGCCATCAATGTTTGGAGAGGCATCAAAACGCCACTCAAAAACATGAAGAGCCCAAACAAAAATGAACGTAAAGCCATCATCTATGATTACAGAAAAGTTGCTGACCTCGTAGGGCTTACCCCACAACAGGTTCAGGCTGTAACTTGGTTTATATGGAAGTATGTCACAAAGCCCCCGAAGATCAAAGGTAAGGTTCATGTCGAACAACCTGCCATGAAGGAAGCGAGGCGACTTCTTGGCTTTATAATCAAAGAAGAAGTTGCTAAACTTTTGAACCTTTAGCCAAATTATCTTCAGCCCAAAGAGGCTGAAGGTTCGTGTAATTGAAACATGTTCTTTGTTCTGATGCTAGAGATAAGTCAAATTTTGCGCATGGAATAATATGATCAACATGCCATCTTTGACCATAATTTTCCCATGTCATCCCGAGAAGAAAGTTGGCCTCTAACGATTTTTTAAGGGTTAGGATGTCACATCCTAGCAATTCAAGAGTTCTTGCTGACTTAGTACCACGTTTTATTGTGCTCCACACCCTGTTCCTTAGATTCCTAACCAAACGAAACATGGGGTCAGATATCATCTTTTTACGTTGCCACTCAAGGCTCTTAGTGCGTATTTTTTCTTTGTTGGCCTGGTAGTATGCTTTGGATTTAGCTTTGTTACAAGTCCTACACAAATCTGTTAAAAGGTCCCAATTTCTTGAGCATTTATTGAATTCGTTTAGCATAGCTATTTTCTTGCAACTGTAGCATTCCTTATGTTCAGTTAATCCAATAAACACATGCGGCTTAATGCCTTTAAAGGTGTGATGCTTTCCATTCCGACGTTTGTGGTTTATGTTCTTTGCATTTCTCTCATGAGACAACCTAGAATTTTCATTGCCGCATGATTTGCATATATTGTGCAAACCATCCCAAGCCTGTTTTGATTTGTGAAATAATTTTAGAGCACACCATTTATTACACCTTGAACAATGTTTTTGTTCAATCACACCCATGAATCGATGTGGTTTACGTTTTCTGCCGAGTTTTCCCATACTTTAGTTTGCAGCATTATTGAATATTTGTAACTTGGTTTATATGGAAGTATGGCACAAAGCCGCCTGTGATCAAGGGCAAGGTTCATGTCGAGCAACCCGCTATGAAGGAAGCGAGGCGACTTCTTGGCTCTACAATCAAAGAAATGGTCAAAGAAGCCCTGGGCGATTCAAAGAGGTTTTCTTTTAGCTGAGGAATCCACCAGTGATACGTTCAAGTAGTTTTTTCAACTTCATGTAGTCTCCTGGGCGGACAGGCATGTCGTCTTCAGCAGATTCCAACTCAATCACATATCGAGCATCGTCGAGCAACTGTAACACGTCGCTCAGCCGAAGGCCGCCAGATTGTTCGTTGATAACGTTTTCCGAGATAAGTCCCGCTAACTCCTGAAGTCGTTTTTTGTAATATCGTTCATGCTATATTTAGATAGCCTCTATTCCCGCAAGTTGCTGCCAACGCTTCCGAGAAAAGGATTCCCCGAGCATACCTTGCGCAGTTAGCCTTGCTCCATGATCAGCCGAGTGAAGTAGTTGGTCCCAGTACTTCTTAGGTGTCGTTGGATTCCGCTCAAGCTCCATGTAGAACCTATCACCAAAGTAACTCTTGTCTTCTAGCCAACGAAGAGAATCTGCGTGACTAAAGTCTAGCTTCTGTAACAGCCAACCATACAGGTCTGATTTGGAGTCCGAAATATCCCATTGGTGCCAGAACTTCGGGAGCATCTGAACCACTTGCGCAATTTCATTTCTCGTGAGTTTCAAACTTCCATTAGATTGGTGTTTGAGTCTACTCAACATGGTTACCAGACGTTCTTCTTTATCTGGGCTTTTCCTCGGCGTTTGAATCGAAGTGACAAGATTTGCGCCACCTGGCCACGTCTGAACTCCTTGGCAGCTTTCTACAGGAAGTAGCCAGCCATCATAATCAACAATCCCATCATAACCAGCAACATGAAGCAACTTGTTGAAACTGCCAAGACCTTCTGCTTCCATCGTAGATAGGACGTCTCCTAGGTGGGCGAAGGCAGGGTTGTGCTCAGCAATGTTCTTGAACTTGTTGCCTGGCGGATTCAACCCTGGCAATTCCCCATAAGCCGCCTGAAGCTGTTCAACACTTCTCTTGAGCCTGGCTTCATTGAAGTCACTGGCGTGACCCTGCTTCAATATAACCATTTTGGAGTTATCAATCCGAGCAACGTTGGCCCACTGGCGTTTAGTGGCAAAGCCATTGCCAATGCCTGCATCGCAATCGGATGAGAGTTAATAGAAGTACACACCTCTTGGGAAGTAACCTCCACCAGGAGCAACGCCCCATTTTTTGAAGTCGGAGTAATGAACCCCATGTGTTGCAAGTCCACTTTCTTCGCCTTGCATGTAATCCTTTAGCGTGTGCTGAAAGTTACTTCCGTAGAACTGCTTCACGTTGGCTTCCTTGAGATTTCCCACGGGTTTTCTACCTAGGATTTTAACACTTACCCTGTCAAGCATTGCTATGTTAGTTGGGCCAGGCCCTCTTACGTTAAACGAATCGTACCCGTTATCCTTCAGCCACTCAATAAAGTCACCAGTCTCCAACACATCATAGTTTAAAAGATCTATAGCTTTGAGTAGCTCTTCCGCTTCGTACCAATCATCTTCGCCGAGGTCAAACATTCCTCTGGAAAGCATGTCCTCAACTAGTTTCTCTCCGTAAGGAGACGGGATTATGTGGTGCCCATCCTTTATTCGGAGTTCTTGGTCAGGAAATGTTTTTTTAGGGCTGGCCTCAACTTCGTATATCCATCCACGTGGACCTGCATTGATAGCTGCGAAACTCCTGTCAGGAGTCAGCCAAATAGGGATTGAACGGTAGCACCATCAAATGCCACCCAATCTCTTTGGGTAAAGCTCTCAAACTTGTTCGGCGAGCCGTGGTATAGGCGTATAGACATGCACTTAATTAGCAGCCAATGGGAGTAGGCACGTCCAGTATTTGCTTAAAGTTCTCGGCAAGGCTTTGGTTTTAGCCAACTGGGGCTAACCAGTACTGATGAAACATGCGTATCCGTATATTTGAGTTACTGAAGCTTCTTCCAAGAACCAGATAAAACCAATCACCAGCATCAGTTTTATAAAACTGAGGTTGGACAATATCCAAATTTATCTGCAAGCGGTCAGACCAAGAAGCTGGGATTGACATCGAACTTTCAACTAACAAGCGGTCTAAAACTAAGACGAGAAAGTCCTGCACTTCATTATGCATTACGTTGGAATTTGTTACCTGTGCAAGCTCACCTATTTCAAAAGGTTTATACATGATTTGTTATCTCCTATGAAGAACAATAATTGGCTCAGCCTTGAATGAGCCTTTGGCTCTATCACCAAGCTTTTTAGCTTTTTCAAAATGACTTCTACTCATTTGTAGATGGTATCTGTGTGACTCTTTGAACCCCATTTCCTGGGCAATCTTCAGCAAATCGTCTATCATTGGCTCAACCATGTTGATTGCGAGTTTTCCTTCGGGCTTCAATAGGGTTATAATGGTTCTGAGAGTCGGCTTCCACCATTCACTAGTGAATTCCTCAAATGTCCTATTCCCGTATGCCTGACCATTTTCCCCGTTGTCATACACTTCTTTGTCGAAATAGGGAGGACTGGAGAAGGCTAGGTCTACCGTTCCCAAAAGAGCTTTGGGCGGGACCCACACTTCTGACCCGACGTTCCAAATCTTTGCTCGGTCTTTTGCACCAATGAACTTTGCCATTCGCTTGTTGTTTTCCACTACCTCTGTCCATGGATCACAAGCAACATACTTCAGGTTATTTGAACTTGCGAGTGCTCCAAGCATTCGGTGACCGAAGCCAGCTGAGAAATCAAATACAATGCCATCGTTTGGAGTCAGTTCTGTGTAGATGTGTTTGGCCACAAGGCAGTTGAAAGTAGAGGTCACAGCAGCCATCCTAGTGGACCTGAAGCCCTGTCTAAGCATTGCCCCATGTATATTGAAGGTTTCCTTATAGGTAATATTCAAACGGTTTCTAATGACTTTTAGCAAAATGTCATCATCGCTGAAAGCTTCAATCATAGATTTGCTATTCCTACCATTGTCTTTCACAGTGTAGAATTGTCTGGAATTGAAATGTTGTGTAAGCTTGTTGCCAGCCGTCTGCTTATTGGGTAAAAAAGTAAACCCTTCTTCTTGTTTGGGAACAAGAGTTTCTTTTTGTAGTTTTGCCCATTCCTTTTTTAGGGTTTGCTCTTCATGAAGGATATAAGGAAAGCCGTTCTCTTTGTAGAAGGCAAACACATTCTTGGCCACCTCTTCTTTTTCTTCGACGGGCATCTTCTCAACTAAGGCTGAAGAGAGGTTTCGGTCTTGCCAGCGCAACATTTTAGTTCCGCCGTATGGAACTGCGCCTGTATCTCCGTAAAGCATACCCGAGACATCAACCTCAAACAATGTTTTGCTTGAGCCACAAGTGAACACACGATAGACATATCCGTTTGCTTTCGACCACTCTTTCGCTGCATCAATCTTGTCCGCAGTTTTTTCTTTGAACCTCCCTTTAATTTCTACAACCTCTTTTTTGTTTTCGGAAACAAAGTCAGGGATGTAAACATGTTCACGGCCATCTAAAGTCGACGTGTAGGGAATGCGGATCTTATGTGTCTTAGTAAGATCGCTGTAGTTGTCTCTATGGAGTATGACAAACTGATGTTCCCAGGTGCTGTCAAAACGTTCTTGCTTGCCAGTAATTGGGTTGGTTGTAACAAAACTTCCACTGCGATTGAACTCACCCCGTTCAAGCCTGGCGATAGTTTCTTTGCGACGCTGGTTGATAAGCTCTGGATTCTCCTTGTACCGCTTATGGGCCGCCTTGCTATAATTCTCACGATGCTCTTGTGAGCGGACTTTGCCGGTGTTTGGGCTGTCTGCACCTTTCTTGCCCCACATTGGGTTGTTGATACCGATAGCACCACATTTGATTGAGCAGAAGGTTGGGAAGCCGCCTTTGCGCCTCTTGAGGGGCAGCTCACAGGCTGAACACTTTGGTCGTACGCCCTGAAACAACCATTTAATCTCGTAATCTTCAAAAGACATACCATGTTCTTTGCGAACGTGTCTCCCAAGAACGTTGTTGGAGTTTGCCACTAGCTCCTTACACTCCAAGCATTTAACTGTGAACACAATTACTTTCCGAGTGGATTCAACAATTTCTTTGTGGTGAAATCCGAAGTGACTACCAATTGATCGTTTGGAGTTGGAGAGGACAGCCTGAATTTCACAAAGTCGGCAGACAACTTTCTTATCTCCCGTCAGATATACGTGTTTGTTAAATGGGGTGTTGACTAGAATTTCATCATGCATCGTCTTCTACCTTTAGAGCTAGTTTGTAAAGTGAGTTACCACATCCGTATATACGCTGGACGTTCTGTGCTTTAGCAACTTCCTTCTCACTCTTGTTTGCCTCGGCTTTATACCTGAAACGGTTGAAGAGCTGAACGCCGTCTGTGTACCAATAATTGATACCCGTGTGTTTGACATAGTCAAAGCCGGCTAAATCGTAAACTCGGCCTGTCCCATGTAATAAGTCTGCGTACGAGATGATAGTATGGAGCTGTTGACTCTTAGTATACTTTTTGACACATGACAGTAGTTTACTAAAGCCTCCTACTACCGTAGTGTTCATCCTAGTAGCGAACCTGGCAATTTCCAAAGAATCTTTGTAGACCTTATGCATCGGGCTTCGTAGCGACAGCGCAGAAAGTACTTCGTTTGTTTCTTTGTCAGTTAGGGCAAACGTGGCTTTTGCTCTGCACCATCCGTGTAAATGATTTTTAGTGAAAAAAGCTTTTGCTGCTTTCGAATCAAGCATTGTTATTTGCAAGGTCCTGGCTCCCACCTTTTTCGCATTAAGTCCCAGTTGGTTATCAATCATTGACTTTACAAGCTCGGATTGTTGCTCCCATTGATTAGAGTAAAATTGAAGAAGTTTGATTCCTTTGTTTTTAGCGTGCAGGTGCTTCTTGTAGTGGAGCTTCTTGTCAAACCCAGGCTGGCCTTTGTCCATATGCCAATAAACTCCGTGGTATTCAATTGCCAAGTGCAATTTAGGGACATAAATATCCAGCTCATAAGGTGCAATGACAGTCCGATCGTTTCTAACAACGTCATGGTCAATTTTAGACTCAACGTAATTGCCAAGTTCTAGTTCGCCTCTTGAGACTGTGAAAGGGTAGCAAAACTTACAAAGGGTTCCACGCTCTAGGGACTGAAGCGTTTTGTAGGAGGTGCGGTGACACCTGGTACACTCAACTGGCAATTTTTGGTATTGCCTAGATTCATATTCTTCGTATGAAAAATTTGTTGAGATGATGAAATCCGACTCTCTAGCCTTTAGCCTGGCTTTGAATTCACCCTGGGTAATTTTCGAACTAATCTTTAGTGTTTCAATCGTTTGGTTAGAGTGTTGTTGGCCATAAAAGTGATTCCCGTTTCCTAACATTGAGATTGCTTGCTTGAGTATTCTTTTGTCGTCGAATTTTGTTTTCCCTTTATTCCAAGCCTGAGCTTGCCCCCCACGGCGCCCCCCACTTTTCATTGCATGTTTGGAATGCTCCTTGCAAAATCTTTTGAACGTAAAAGAAACGTATCTGGGTTCTTGTTTGCAGTCCTCAAAGGCACAAACAGGTGTTCGGGAATTCTCACACAAATATTTTGATGTGTACGTACATGAATCCATGCTATGCTTTTTTTGTAGATGGCTCGCTAACCTTCTCTTGGATTCAAAATCCTTATTGCAGACTTGACAGCGCATGTCATTACACCCTTACTTGAGTCGCCAAAGTCATGCAAGGGTATGATAACACCAATACTTCTTTTTGAAATCTGTTCACCCTCAACAGCTCGACCATACAAATAGTATGGCACACTCTGTTGGCGGTGTTCACCAGTTAAAAGAGAAAAGCCGCCAAAAAGGCGGCTTTCTCGTGTGTTTTAGCTGTTAGCTAATCAGGTCAGATGAGACCCATGTCTAGAACTGTCACGGTTGCATAAAAGTCATTTCTAACCATCTTCTTGCCGTAACGAGTCATGACACCCTTACGTGGCGTGAAATCTTCCTGTGCATAGATGACAGGAGTAAGGATAAGTGGTACGTACGGAGCGTAGATGTATCCTGATTCAAGGAAGGTGTTGCCCTTTAGGCCAACTAGAACCTTGTTGCTTGGGAAGTAAGGGTCCTTGTAAACCGTGTAACGGTTGTTAAGGGTACCAACTGCCTCGGCGCCGATTACCATGTTGTCACGAACCTGTCCGTCAGCGTCTACTCTGTAGGAAGGCTTGTATGCAACTAGGTGCTCAAGGATGGTGCAGACATCTGGGCTGGTAACCATGAAGTTACCTGAACCACGGAGTGTCTTACGGTGGATGGTGTTCGCAGCATCAGTGATGGTCTCAAGCAGAGTCTGGTACCACTCCTGGATGTTTACGAATGCCATTGGGCCTGGGGATAGGGTGCTGGACTGTAGAGCCTCTGCGCCTGTGAACTTGTTCACAATCTTACCTGGAGCACGGCTCCAGAAGAGGTTAGCAGCACCTGCCTGTGTGAGAAGGTCGTTCAAAATCTCACGGTCAATGTCGAGTGTGATCATCTCAGAGAGAATGTTCGTAAGCTCGACTTCTACATCGATTGAGTAGAAGGCCGTAAGGTCCTGAGCCATTTCTGGCGACCAACGAGCACGCAGCTTACGGGTCTGAGCCGTTACGCTGGTGGATTCGATTCGGATATCAACCTCTGGGATTCGTGGGCTAGAATCGACTGCGAAGTCAGACTCGAAGCTTGGGATGGTAAGGGTTGAACCGTCAGTGTTGACCGAAAGTGCGTCAGCGATAGCTGCGGAAGCAGTTACTGCGTTACCCACAGCGCCATCTGGAGCTGGTGGGGTACCTGCGTTACCAAGACGCACAACGAACATAAGGTGTGAACCACCGAGTGGGCTTGGTGTAAAGACACCATTGGCAACATCCCAATCACCACGCTGCGTTAGCTTGCGTAGGTTGAGGACGCCACGTCCACCCTGGTACTTCTCGCCCCACTCCACTGCGGAGTTGGTAGCTTCACCGAAACCAGTTATACTGATTTGGTTGACGTTGGTAAGGTCGGTACCAGTGATTTTGCCAGTGAACTCAGATGTTGGCACGAATGCGAACGAGTAGTCCAAAAGGTTATCTGCGAGATCACGTTCAACGTTTGCATCGTACATTGCGTAACGAGCATTGAAGCCTGTGAAGTCTGCGGAAGTAGCTACGGCTGCGCCTGCGGTCCATACGGAACCAGTTGCCCAGTAGCCGACAGATGCTGCGGAACCTGAGAGCCAACGGCTCTGCTTGTGCACCTTCGAGTAGCCATGACCTGCAAGGTCGTACTGGCCACCAGTTGCGAGAGAACCTGAACGTACGCCAACGCCACGTGGGTTGTTGTATACGGAGTCCTGACTCGTGTAAGTTGATGGGCTAACCACGGATGTGGTTGAGAACTGGTTCGCTGATGTACCTGCGTCTCCACCAACCGATGAACCATAAGTGTAATCGAGGTAGAAAAGCAAACCAGTTGGTAGGCTCATTGGCTGAACCGATACAACTTCATTTGCAATCAAGCCTGCGAATACACGGCGTACGATTGGGAAAGCGACGTTGGTGAAACCAGCGATTTTTCCGCTAGAGGTTAGGGAAGCTCCTCCGAGGGACAATGCGTTTGTCTCCTTGAGCAACTCAGCTGCCTGGTTCTCAAGTAGACGAGACATGTTATCTCGGTTCATTCCCTTTAGGCCCTCTAGGAGTCCTGTGGCGTTCCATTTCTTGGACAGACGTGGTGAGTCTGCGCCAAGGGAACGTCTTTTTACGCCCTCTGCGAGCTGTGACAGTGTGAAAGTCTTCATTTGATTTTTCTCCTCAAATCTTTTCTAAGTATTTTGCTAAAAGCTATTTTCCGTTACTCGCCCTTTTTAATGCCAGCAAGTACCTGCCAACGAGAAGCTGTTTGAGTTTCTGGATGTTCGCCTGAAGAAGAGTTCTTGCTCTCATTCAAGCTTGCGCTCCCTGGTCGAGTAACCGTCGAGGATGATCCGCCCAATTTGCGGGAAGCTTTGTTATTGTGTTCGTTGAGCTTGCGCTCAATCTTTTTGTAGATTGCCTTTGTTTCGGCAACCGTACGACCCCTATCAAGGTGCTCAACAATTTGCTGTAGAGCCTTCTTGGTAAGAGCACTTTCGTTTAGAGCCCTGTGAAGGAACTTGCTGTAGTACACAGCCTTGCTGGTGAAGAGGTTGGTCTCTACCAACTGGCCCTTCACGGATGCTAGTTCTCTGTTCTTGGCCTCAAGAATCTTTTTGGCACGACGAAGCTTCTTTTCAAGAAAGCGTGCTCTGTGTGCTGATCTCTTACTCTCCATTGCCATTTCTTCCATGTCATCCTGGAGAACTTCGTCCTCCTCATCATCAAGCTCATCATCAAGCTCATCATCAAGCTCATCATCGGAGCTAACGTTGAGGGTGACATCAACATCAAGGTCATCAAGACCAAGTTCAGCTAGTTCTGCTTCCACCTCAGGTGGGAGGTCTACGGAAAGTACGAGGTCAGCTGCATCGTCTAGGTCACTGTCAAGTGCCATGTCGTCAACTACTTCAAGCTCTTCATCGCCGTCCATGTCCATTTCCATCATTCCTGCGCCCTCCTTTAGGTGCTCATGTGAAGGATCCTCACCGCCTTCTGGGCCAGGATCTGGGTAATCTTCTGATGCATCAACTTCGAATGCCTTGTCCTTGTCCTCTGCCTCACGGAGAGCGGCCAATTTCTTCTTGATACTATCTTTGCGGATGGAGCGTACTGCTTCCGCAAGTTCTGCGTCGTCGACTTCAAACTCAGCTGTTGGTTCTTCTCTTGTGTCACCAAATCCAGCTGCACCCTCTGCTACGTCATCGTTTGCATCGGTGTCTGCGTCTGCACTATTTTCTTTTAAGCCAGGCTCACCTTCATCCCAGGGCATTTCCTCGGGATTGTCAGTGTCCTCAAGGGCATCTGCCTCTTGAGTGTGTCGGTCCTGGTGGACCCTGATGTCTTCTGGTTTTCCAAGTTTTGGATCAACACCAGAGACGTCAGCTGCATGCTCAGAGTATTCGTCATCTACTGGCATGCCGCTGTCGCCAGTGCTGGCCGAATCTTTTGCGAGGTTTTCGTCTTCCTCGAAAAGCTGTGCTGCATATTCTTTGAGAGTCTTCATGTTGTTGGTACCTTTTGTTTCGCTACTCAATGAGTAACTATTGTGCAAACTCGCCTCTTTCAGTTTTAAGAACAAAAATTCCAACTTGTTTTCGTTGAGACGAGCTTGTTTGTTTGAAATGCTTCCACGACCACGCATGCCATCAATGGCCTCCAATAGGTCGAAAAGTCTTTGTTTAAGCGATTCACGTGTAATATCTGTCACGTGATTGGAATAAAGTGCTCTATCAACTCGTTCAGAAAGATCTGATAGAACTCTCTGATACTCCTTGAAAGTAATTGCTTCTGTTGAAAGGTCAAGTGGGTCTTCCTCTTCACCTTCGACAGGAACTGCTTCGCCTGCTGGGGCAGGAGCAAGCTCAGAGCCTTCTGGTGCGAGGTCAAGCATAGGCTCTTCGCCAGTTGCTGCCACGGGCGCCGCACCCATTTCTTCACCACCAGCACCTGGTGGTGTAATGGTTACTTGATCGGTATCTGCATCAACGAAAAGGTCATCGAAGTCAACAACGATTTTACCCTCTTCATCAGGCATACTTGCGTCCACACCAACATCCCCAAGCGCCCCAGGGTCCTCGATAGGAGCTGGGTCGGCAGTTGGAACAGTTGCGGTTGGAGCTGTGGTTGGTGCTGGTGCTGGTGCACCTTGGGCTGGGGCTGGCTGAGCCGCAGGCGCAGGTTGCTGTGCTTCTAGGTCAAGCTCATCGTCCTCAACCTGCTCAAAGTAGAAGTCACTGTCACCAACTGATTCCTTAGCGATCACCTTCTTGATGTAAGGCGTAAGAGCCTCTACAAGACGGTTTTTGGCGTCCTTCTCAGCAATCTCACGGATCTTTTGTGCGTCTTTCAGCGCTTCTGTAAACAGGTCTGTCATTTGTTATTCCTTATTAGGTTTAGGCTGTTGGTTCTGAGTTACCGAACATGAGCGTGCCAATCTTCTGGCGAGCAACATTCACGGATGTCTCGTGTGGGCTTGTAAGCGTGCTTCCCTGGAAAGGTCCGCCGCCGCCTCGTGCAGCCACAGTTACGGCAGCACCCTCAGCTGGGATGTCTGCTGGGTTTTGTCCCTCGGGTGGAGACGCAACGTTAGGGGCGTATGGGGAGCCAGGAAGTCCACCACCACCAGTTACAACTTCTTCAAGATTTGGTGCGTCAGCGTAATCACGATTGAATGTTCCAAAGGTGTGACCGCCATCATCTACCACGCCTTCGATAACCTCGCCCTCAAAGAACGTCTCGACTGCTGCGTCTGTTAGGTATGACGGAGCGCCGCCCAGATTGTTGTAAAGTGGGGACCCTGGGTATGAAGTCTTGCGTGCTTCTGTGTCAGAAGAACCGTTAGCACGTGTGGTGCTTGGTACTTCTACTACTAGTTGTTTGTGTGTTGGCATTATTGAACCTTCCTTCTTGGTAGTAAATATGTAGAACTATTGAGTTCCTACTGATTGTACTTACCAAATGCTAATGCAGCCCAATGTTGTGCGCCTTTTCCACCACTAAGTACGTCCAAAGCTGCCATGTCTTGGCGTTCTTGCTCTGGGTCTGGTTCTCCGCTATAAAGCCCCGCTGAGCCATGGCTTTCGTAACCTAATTGCCGCTGAAGTGTACTGGCGGCTGTGTCAGCGAAAATCGCTTCCATCATTTTAGCTTGTTGTGGGTCACCACCAGATGCTTCTGCTGCTGCTCGGCGGGTTAACTCTTGGAGTCGTGTATTCTTGCTGCCCTGACCACGTAGACTATCCTGTTGTCTCTCACTATGATCATTGCTCATCGGTTCACTTCTTTGTCCGTACGAGGCAGCAAAGTCATTTGCAGCAGGTCGACGGGCAACATTAGCTCTTGGACTAACACTTTCTTTAATAACGTTATCAAACGCACCCTCGTCTACTAGTTCACGTACTACCTCTTTGAGGATTTTTTTGAGTTGTGTTTTGTTGAGTTTCATCTTATTCCTGGTTGCAACGACTTCCCCTATAGTAAATTAGGGACCTAAAAGGCGTTTTCAGATCTTGTATCCGTACTTGTCTTTTAAACCAATAACTACCTGACGCCACATGTCCTCATCAAGCATTTCAACGATATCCTCCAGAAGCTCATATGAAGAGAGATTTACTTCACTACGAAACCGATCAAGCTTCATAACACGACGTTCAAGAATTCCCGATTCATCAAGCTGACTCTGCACAGCCTCTTTGATCATCTCTTTCAATTGTGTTTTAGTGAGTTTCACATTAAATCTCAGAGATCAAGGTCAACCGTCATGATTGGTCTGTTGCCGAGGTCAATGGTGTTTTTGTCAGAATCCAAGAACCCCTGAATTAATTTGGCATCTTTGGTATACTTGGCAGCTTTTCTCTCTTGGCGACGCCTGGCATAGCTTGCAGCTTGCTTCTCAAGACGTCTGACTACGTTGCTGTTGACCTCGTCAACTGCATAATCATCAAGTCCAGCCTCACGAGCTACTGTCCTAGCCTCATCAGAGGAGTTGGCCTTCACAAGCCCGTAAATGTTGTCCGATGTCCCGTCTCCGATAGCATGCAGCTTCGAACCTCCATCAAGCCGTCTGCGTAAGTTGGCCAGGACAGCGCCCCTGTCATCTGAATCGTTTGGGTCTAGCTGCTCTCGAACTGCCTCACGAATCATTCGTATAAGTTGATTTTTAGCAACTTTCATATTTTCCTACCAATCTGGAGCAACGATCTCATCAAGGTCGTCGTCTTCCATCCAAGCTTCATCTTCGCCATCATCATCACCCTCAAGTTCGACATCCCACATTTGTGCAATCCACTCAAGGTTTTGAGTAGCTTCGACTGAAGACATGGCTCTCATGAGTTCCTCAAGGATGGAGGTGTCATCTGCACCACCATCACGAATTTTCTCAAGTAAGTCCCACTCACGGGACCCAGCAGCCTCATTGAGCTGTTTGCGGATAGTCTTGCGGACCATTTCTCTTAGTTGACTTTTTGAGACACGAACAACTTTGTTTTCCCTCATTGAGAGTTCCTCAACATCGTACCCGCCAGCGTCAACCTCACTTTGAAATTCATCAGCTAGTTCTTGAGCTACAGCCATACGAATTGCCTTTGGGAACATTTCATGCCAGCCCTTAGGATCGCCGCCAAATTCCTTGGCGTATTTTTTGGCACCATCATTTACAAGGTACATCCAGAGTTTGGTTGCCTTGCTTGGATCGTAGTTGCCCTTTCGCATTTTTCGTGCGAGGTTCTTCATAATGGGCATTGTGCGCTGACGGTAAAGCTCACCATCATTGTCGATGAAGATCTTCAGCTCCCTGACAACCGAATCATCAGTGTCAAATCCCTCTTTCAATATTAGTTCAAAATTCATTTTACATTCCTTCAATTTCATTATTATCGCCAACGATGAGCCATGTCTCACCAAACTTTTTTGAAAGTTCTGTTAACTCTTTTTCGTATTCAGGCCACTGTCCATCAGCAAAGCCAGAACCATGTCCATTGCGGGTTAGCCAGAAATCGTGTCCAGCCCTCTCTTCACGCCCATCAATCATTTCACCTGCAAGCTCCTGAAACTTGTCGCAATCAGATTGCATTTTTCTAAGAGTCTCTTCGGAGATGTCAGCAGATTCGTAGTTCACGTCTAAAGGCTGGCCACTTGAATCATCTGTGCTGCTCCAAAGAGCTGCTTCAATATAAGCTGAACAGAAGTCATCCATGGTACCACCAGATTGCTCGTACATGGCCTCTCCTAGCTCTCTGTCGCCGTCTGCAAATAAATCCGATAGCTTACGTGGTTCTTTATTCCTGTCGGGCCTACGGTCCATGTCTGGACCGCATTCAAGTTCCATGCCCCGAGCAGATTTCTTGGTAGCCTGGCGTTTCTTGTTGACGTCATCACTTTTACGCTTCTTTTCACGTTCTTTTTCCAAGTGGATTGCGATATCATTCTGAGACATTCCGCCATCAGGGGAATAAACGCCGTGGCGCTCGTTTAGCTGCTTGCGGATAGCCAAACGAACCATCTCTTGTAACTGTCTTTTGTTAACTTTCATAGGTCTGTTTTCATTTTCTCTAAGTATAAGCCTTAGGCTTTTAGCCATATGACCTTCGCTTAGTCCACCCTGTTGAAACTTCTTCTTCATTTTCTTGACGTAGCGGGCGATATTTTCTTTGGCCCCGATGCCGATGCCGAAGTCTTTCGTTTCAAGTGTCTGGGTTGTTTTCAGTAGGCTCACTACAAAGATTTGTTCGGCAAAAGAATCACGTTCTTCTAGTTTGATATTCACCCTAAATGGGCCGCCGACATCAATTTGGGCTTGCATGTAGTAAACATTAGCCTCCTCACCAAATACCTTCTTCCAGTACTTACCTGCGGAGGCAAATCGTCGTTCCATGTCCCTTTTAAGTTTAGCTTGCTTGTCTATGCGGCCAAGCTCTTCTTCCCAGGTTTCGCCTTTTGAAGAACGGTATGAAGGACTATCAACACGGTTCGCAGCAGCCTTTCCAGCCGCCATGCCCTTTTTGATTGAACCAATATATACTGTTTCTTCAATTGGCGACTCGCCAAGCTGTTGCCTAACAGCCTGACGAATCATCTCTTTTAGTTGAACTTTCGTGAGCTTCACGGATTTCCTTTAGGTTTGGACCTATACGCTGGTGACGAAGTTACCCTGGTTGGTTACAACGAAATCAATGGACAAGAACTCAAGGGTCTTGGTTGGGACAAGGAAAATCTGACCACGAATGGTACGGTTTTCAACGTCCGTTTGAGTGGTGGTTGTGGTATCGATTCTCACCAAGAAGCGCTCAACACCCTTCTGGTCTTGGACCCTCTTCATGATTGGATTTACAAGCTGTGAAAACCTTGCAAGGGTTTCTTCACGGCCTGGCTCGAAGATGAAGCGACGGGCGACCTGGCGGACTTGTCGACGAAGGCTGATAAGCAGTCTACGAACATTTACACGCTCAAGAGCTGAGTCCTTGCCGAGGAGAGTGCGCTGACCCCAGACAACTACACCTTCTGAACCTGCAAAGGAAACAAGCGGGTTGACTTTGACATCCTGCAAGGCATTCATGTTGTCACGGTTAAGCGGGATGAAAGCCTCTTCAGTTGTCTGTAGGGCGCCACGGGCGAAACCTGCTGGTGCGTACCATGGGAATCCAATGGAATCATTGAGTGCAAATGCACCGAGAACAGCTACCGACGGTGGAACCTGACGGATAGTGTTGTTGAATGCGTCTCGTACGATGAGGTCAGGGAAGTACGCAGCAGCGAATGAAGAGTTCAGGCCACGAGCACTATGGTTGTTTGCGGTGAAACGAACCGACAAGTCTTGTTCACTTGAACCTGTAAATGGAGCATTGAGCGTGTCATACTCCTCAATGTCCATGAGGTACATGGCATCAAAGCGGTCTTCAGTCTTGAGAGTAGCGTTATCTGTAATGATTGGGTGACGGATGCCTGGGATAGCAAGAAGCTGAATGTCAGTTTCTGTATCATCAGACATAATCTCAAGAGCAGTTGCGTAAGACTTGACAGATGGACCGTCAGATGTACCACGATTTGAGTTGTTCATCTCTTCGGTGATTGCCTTGTTGGTAATATCAGAGGTATCTTCATCAAAGATACGCACACCGTCGAAACCACCTTGAATAATGCCACTAAACTTAGCTACCTGACGTACAGATGCGTCTGTAAGGTCGGACGAAGCGAGCGGTCTCCAGGTGCTGTTGGCGGTGATATTCCCTTGTCTCACGTAGCTCCAACTAACAAGAGACACAGTGTCAGCCAAACCAGCAGCTGTCTGAACAATCCTGACGTTCTCAAGAGTAAACAGATTGTTGTTGAAGCGGTCAGCATCCAAAACCGAACCTGAAACGTCAGCCACACCCTCGTTATTAGAAACGAGCACACTCTGCCAGGCTGTTTGGAAGTCTGGGAAGTAACGTGTAAAGGCGGCGATGCTTCGCTCGGGCTCGGTGGTCGAGTTAGACTCAGCCACAGTAAGTTTGCGCTCAAACTGAATGCCCCAGTACAATCCCTTGTCTGGTCGTTGGGCTGCCGACGAGCCTATGTTTAGGTTGTCACGGAACTGAACTGGCATCTGCACTACGTTGTATGCAGGCTCAGCGCCAGAGCTAAAGATACCATCAAAAGCGGTGGCGCTAGTAAGTGGTGCTAGGGCTGTTGTACCCGAAGTAACCAAGTGGGGGATTCCACGGAAACCCATTGGAAGGGCTGAGTCATCAACCTCTTGGTTGTCTACAAGGTTAGAGACTTCAACACGGATCAGGCTAGAACGGTTAGGGTATTCGCCATTTTCTGTAATCTTCTGTGAACCCTCGGCAGATTCGAAGTTGTAGAACACGTGTGTGTCACCAATAACTCGTGCAACATAGTTGTCTGAGCTTGGGTTAAGAGACAGGTTCCTCCAGGCTTCGGTTACTTCACGCCTTTTGTCAGTGTCGCCGAAACGACGAACAAGTAGGTCAAATGTACCGTAAGGCTGTGCGTCTGAAACGGATGGAGTCAAGTTCTCGATAGACCACTTGATTTGTTCATTCTCGTAGGCACCATCGCTCAGTGTATGGATACGGATAAGGTTCTTAGGCTTGCCACCAAACTTCTGTGACACGATCCAGGGAGACTTGGGCGTCTTGAAGCGGTCTTCAAAGTTTTCGAAACTTGGGGCCACGACCGAACCCGAGTTTCTGGCATTAGAGCCAGTCGCAAGGAAAATAGCTGGCTCAACACCAACAGCGATGCTTGGATTTACGCCACTTGCAAAAGTTGATACTGCATTTGAAGAAGTCACAACTGCAAGGTTGGAGTGGACAGACCAATCTGCGTAAAGTACGTGGCCCGCCTTCTCCATAAGGAGAGGGTCGGTGTTTAGCACACGGCCAAGGTAGTTTGGTGCTTCGATGTCAAGAGATGCCGTGATAACACGAGGGTATAGTACATCCGAGCCCTTGTGACCATTTAGGAAAAGGACAAATTCTTGACGACCGCCATTTAGATTTATTGCACCTAGCATGGTACCAGCAGCGGTAGCCTCAGTTGAGAGTAATGATGCAGCAGGAGCGGTCGAGACAACTCCAGTTATCGAAGAGGAAAGTCGAAGAATCACTCCAGAAGCTGCCATTAGGACAGCACGAACAAGCGGAACGCCGTCACTTGAAAGGCCAGCAGAAGTAAGAAGCCCAGAGCTGTTTGCCTCGGACATAAATGCATTCAGAAAGTAAAGACGTCCTTCGGGTCCACCTGTGTTTGCGTAAGCATTATCAACCAAGGCGCCATCAGTAGATGGCTGCCTGCCACCAACGACAAAACCCGCACCAACAACTCGACCTTGGTTATCGCCCGAAGTCTCTCGACGTCTAGCCTGGCCTACACCAAGAACACGCAGGAAGGTTGCGGCCTGTTGATTACGAAGCCACTCACCTACCGCCAATGGTCCGTTGACAGCACCGTCAGCTGGCGCTCCAAAGACCACGGTAAAGTCCTGAGTGGTTGCAACAGTAGTTGGTACAAACGCAGGTCCCTTTACTGATGTTCCAATAACGCCAGCTGGAATACCGACTGGTTGAACGGCGGTTGGGCCAGTCAGGTTAATAACACGGGCAGATACACCTGCGCTTTTGAAATTGATGGTAGTCATGAATTCTCTCCGATTAGGTTGCTAATCTCTGATAAGTAACTATTGGGTCGTCTCATCTTATATCCTACACAACGAGTAAATAGGTAGAACTGTGTTGTTAAACATGCGTCCATCCTTTGTGGGACTTGCGAGTGCCTCTTATTACCGCTGCCAAATTTTCTTTATTGAGCCCATGTTTTGCGGCGAAGCGGGCGATGTTTGTTTCTTTGTGTGTGTTTCCACGAGGGTCGACAATCAAAAAGTCTTTTGCCTGATGGCTCAAGTTCCGTATGTACGGCAGCCCACAAAGTTCTAAAGCGTACTTTCGCCAACCCTTGCATGACGGATGTCTGCCTTCAAATACCTTCTGCAAGTTGCATCGGTCGAGATTGTGCTTCCGTGCAAACTCTTCCAGGTTTGTTACGTCGTGAATCCTGCCCAGCGGATCAAGAATTTTTCCATAATGTTTTACACGTTTTTTGCGTGAATTTGCAGTTGCTGTTTTTCTATGCTTAGCCAAGGTCAGTTTTTGTTTGGTCGAATGTTTTCTCATTACTTTTGCAAGTTTTTGTCTGTGTGAAGGCTTGCGCCACATTTCCTTGGAATTCTCTGAACGACACTTTTTAGATTCTGGTGTTTGCAAAGCTTTGCTAATTGCCTTACTGGTTCTTTTTTTGAAAATATCGTTTTGCCACATCTTCCTACTTGACTCGGATATTTTCTTCCGAGTTTCCGTCGGAGTTTTTGACCACGGGCCTTCCTTGCAGACCGTTTTCTTTTTGAAATTGAAGCACGACTCCCAACTCCCAAGTTGTTCGTCAATTAACTCTTGCTCCCTTGTTGTCCTGGCGACTCTGTCGCCAGGAACAACTTCAATTACCTCAAACAAAAAAGCATCTGCGCCATGCTTGTCGAAGCTTGCTTGCAGATGCTTGTTTTGGTGTTTGCCGTTCTTTAACGAGCTGGCGTGGCCAGCTGCTCTAGTCTTGAATGTTTTAGCAGAACCAACGTACTTTTTTCCGTTGATTATATTTGTGATTTGGTACACGCCACCTTCATTGGCGTGCCCCTTGAACTCTTTCTTCATTTCTAACTCCATTGTTAACCACATTTGGGCATAGAGTTAGTATATGACACAGGTACCGTTTTGCGTTAGCTGGCGAACTGTACTCCACTGCGAGTGATGATGAAGTCAACAGCGATAAACTCAACTGCTCTGGTTGGTACAAGGACGATTCGAACATTGACCTTGTTGTTATCACGGTCAACGTTCGTGTTGTTTCTTTCATCAACAACAACATCGTAACGCTCGATACCCGCACGTGAAGTAATGGTGTTCAAAACATTTCGGAATGACTTCTCAAGCTCGGTGTAGATGGTTGGGGTGATCTGCTCCCAGATTGTGCGATTACCAATATCGATAATCTGACGCTTTAGCTCATTGAGCATTCGAACAACATTGATCGAGCCGAGTGCTGACTCAGCCTGTTCAAGTGTATTTTGGGCGAAGATTACATTGGCAGCGGTGCCTGGGAACTTTGTGATTGGGTTCACGTGGATTGCGAAAAGACGCTCACGTTCTGGTTGCTTGATCTTGACCTTGGTCTTCGTAACGAAGTCAAGGGAAGCTCGGTTGAAACCAGCTGGGGCGAACCAAGGATATGCGATTCTATCGTTGAAGCCAAGTGCAGCAATGGCACCGACGGTTGAAGGAACCGTCACACGACGACGGTTTACGATGTCTTCAATGACAACATCTGGGAAGTAGGCACCAGCATACTCATTGTCAAGAGCACGAAGCTCAAAGGAATTTGCTGTCTGTTCAACGTCAACATATTTACTTGTCTCATCATCCCAAATTCGCTCAATATCTGAGTCATATAGCGGGATGTCCATTACATAGAAAGCAATGCCGAAGTCACGAACAGCGTCCGAGACATAATCAGTAACGAGTGGGTCACGCTGACCTGGCGTCGCCACAATATTCACGTTCGAAGCGATTGCATCAGTAACGATGTCGGAAGCTGCTCGGTATGAGGCCACAGTGGAGTTGGAGATTCCAGCGCCGTTTACATTGCTTGCGAGACCTGGTGAGGTGAATGTAGCTGCTGCATTTCCGATCTCACCGTCAGACGTACGTGTTTCAGCAGATGTTGAACGGTCGTTGAAAGTAGCAGCGTTCTTATCCAGGATGTTAGTCCCATCGAAACCGCCATAAAGGAACGTAGTGAATTTGGTAAAGTTGGTGAACTTGTTGAAGTCAGAAGCAGTCGCACCCTTCTGATATAGAGTTGCAAAAGTAATGCGGCTGTCATCAGTCATTGGATCAATAATCTTGTACTCAAAGCCATCAGGTCTACCATTCCTGAAATACACTGTTTCCTTCATGTGCTTGTTTACAGATGATGTGATGTCCGCCAACGCTCCGTTGCCCAGGGCAACACGGGCAAGCGTAAACTTGTTGTTATTGAAGGTATCCTTTTGAGAGCCAGTCACCAACATGTCAAGCTTACTAATCCCAGCGAACTTAGTCATGGATTTAATGAGCTTGTTTTCTAGTTCAACGACGTTAGGGTTGAGAGCATTGCTGTTACGTGTGAACTTCACACCCCAGTAGTAACGACCATCAGTGATTTCAGTAGTCCCTGGTGCTCCTGCAAGACGTGAGCCATCGGTGTCAGTAGCTCCACGAGTTACCTTGTATCGATGTGGAATCGGAGGAACAATGGCACCTAGAAGTCGTCCATGCGTATCAAGAGTTCCAGTACTTCTGAGGTACAGGCGATCAGTAGCAGCTGAGCCTGTGGTGTCTACAAGAGCGCTGTTGGTGTTAAGAACTTCAACACCACGGAAGCCGAATGGGACAGCGTCAGCAGGAACTGCCTTTTTAGCCACCTGGTCAGAGATGACTACTCGGACATTGCGTGAACGATTAGCGAACTTGCCCGTGGTAAGCAAACGTCGATCTGAGACATCCGCTGCATCGAAGTTAAAGCGAGCCTTCTTATCTCCGATGACTTTACCGATGTAGTTGTCCGAATCTGGATTGAGCGTCATGTTGCTGAACTGCTCAAGGATTCGTGGTTCTACGTCTGTGTCAAAGAAATCACGGACAACCAAGTTAAAGGTTCCATATTTGTCCTTAGGGTTGGCCGATTTCTGGATATCAAGGATGGATACCTTGATCCGTGAGTTGGCATATGCACCATCATCGATTGCTTCAATGTAGAAGAGGTCATGTTCGGTCTCACCGTATGGCTGTGAGATGAACCATGGTGACTTAGGAGCGGTGTAACGTGTGTCAAATCTGCCGAATGCATTTAGGAAAGGCAGAGAAGAATCACCAGAGGTAGAAGAAGTAGAAGCGCTGCCGCTAGCGATAGCAACTGAGTCAATTCCAGACTCCAATGTTGCAATTTCAGCATCCACTGCGTAATCGGCGTAAACCAAGTGTCTCTCATCGGCGAACCTCTCTGGGTCTGTGTTCAAAAGCTTAGCGAAATAGTTGTCTTCGGTTGGATTCAGGGAAGCCGTAAAGATTCTAACACCATCAAATCCCTCATCGTTACCAAACGAAGTGCCTAGGGAAGAAGAAATTGCAATCTTGAAGTAACGAGTGGTGTCGCTAGGAGTAGCAGCGTCGTCAGAAGTTTCACTGTAGTACTGATCGTGACTAAGGATTTGCATACGGGTTCCGCTTGCACAAAAGATCACGCCACGCACAAGATTGGCATAACCGTTCCAAGCACCGTCAGACCCAGTGGCAAAAGAGTCATTATCGGTAAACATGGGCAAGCCATAGGCTTCATTGCCAGATACGTAATGATTTGCTACGATAAACTGGACTACGCCCTGAGCTACGGCCTCGTTACCTGGAACTTCAGCTGCACCACTGATTATAAAACCAGCATTCTTGACAGTGCCTTGTGTACGGGTCGTGTCAATATCTGTGCTAGTCTCGTTTGCGCCAGCGTTCAAAATTCTGATGAAAGTCAGAGCTGAACGATTCGCCAAAAATTTATCTGCCGCATACGGAGCAGCGTATCTTGTGTTAAGATCACCGAAAATTGTTCTGTAGTCAGCAAATGAACCAACGGTGTATGGTACGAATGCTGGGCCTCTTTCGGAGCCACCGATCACGCCAGCTGGAGTGCCCGTAGGGCTTTCCTCCCGTGCTGAAAGATCGATTTCTCTGTCGAAGAAACCTGGAAAATTGAAAATCTGGCTGGCCATGTTTTGTTCCTTTGCCTGAAAAGTGCAGGTAGTCCCTAACTAATTAGGACATTGATTCTTAGAAATCTCATTATTTGAGCGTCTTAATAAATTGCTCTAGTGTTTCTATATCTGATGCCCTGTAAACAGTCTCGCCTTTTTTCTCATTTGACTCAAGAATGGACACATAACGTGGCCTCTTGTTTCCTGTGCGAGCATCGATAACATCCTTCCTTACCAGGTATCGTTCATCCGTGGTAGGAGTTTGCTTTGTGTTTGGGTCTCGTTCAATATCTGTAAGAGCAAATGTGCCAGGATTGTCAGAATTTTTCTGAGGAGGTCTGTTCATGTGCTTTGCTTCTACCACTTCGGTATTGTAGCTTCTTATATCAAACGTAACGTTGGGTGCAGAGACCCAGCGTCTGACGGGAACAGCGTTGGTTGGATGTTGCGGAGCCAACACGTATCCCTTTACCTTCACGGTCATAGAATATCGAAGGATACGCTCGTCTTCCGTGAAGTCGTCAATGTTTTCTTGGTTTGGATACTGGTCTTCAGTATAAGCAAGGAACCAATAACCCTTGTCTGTTACTAACTTGTGAATCCTGTCATTTGGCAGGAAAGAGGACATGAATGTTTCAATCAAGTAGTTCATGTGCTGCGTAAAACTCGTCCAGAAGATAACTTCATAAGTTGCAGTGAAAAATTGAGGCTGTGGAATCGTAATAATCTCCCACATGTTGTTTGAGGAGACTCGTGTTTCCAGAAGTCCACCTTGGGTAACCTCAATCTGGTTAGCCAACTCACCCGTGTCTCTTCTGGTAGATGGAACTTCCGACAGGTGCTTGAAGCCCATTTTATTGATCAAGTTCTGATAGTCACGGTCGCCTTTTTCAAGACGACGCTTGATTGCAAGCGGTCCAGAGAATTGATTAATGCCACGGCTAGTAATGTCAGCCGAAGTTTGCTCAATCGATGTTCTCCTAATGGAGATAGCAGGAAGCATCAATGTGTTGTTCCTGTCCCTCGGAGGGCGTAGCCTCTTGGCCAAAGCAAAGCGCTCACCAGTGGCGAATATCACAAAAGGCTTTTTGACCTGTAGCTGTTTGTTCCCAGCCTCTACGAGACGAACAGTAAACCCAATGTCCCTGTCAAATAGGCGAAAGAGAGCCATGTCCGAATCTTCAATTCCACATGGCGGAATAAGAAAGTCGTCAGACGTAGAATCTCCTTCATACCCAGAGTTGACATGGGCCTCTGGGTTTCTCGGATCTCTATGGATAGTCTGACGAGTTTCATTGCGAGCCATGAATATAAGTATAGAGCCCTCAGCCGAGTCTAAAACTATATCGGATTATCCGTGGCTAAGAAAGTTATGACCACACTCCGTAATGCTCGTCAGCAATCATGTTTGAGAGTCCGTAGTCGATAACATCCAGACGATTTTACTGGATTAACGACTTATAAGCTTTGACAATCTTTTTGAGTTGTTCTACAGAACACTGATTCTTCATTCTGTTTGCTTTGTGGGAACAAATGATTGTATTCTTTGGAGTATAGCCAAGAAGGTTATTTTTTCTGTCGATTGTAGGTGACGAGGTGGTAACCCTGCCCTTTCCCTTTTCAAGCGGAAGGCCCAGCAATGGGCAAAACTGTGGAATGGGTAAATCAGTTTTCTGTAAAGAGAAGCGCCTATTCCTAATTTTAGCTCTTCGTCGGCAGCTTTGAAGTAAGCCATAAACTATAGTCTCGGAGTTAGGGTGCCTGGTCATACCCTCTTTTTTGAAAATTACATCCCAGGAGAGACTGCCATGTCTTTCAATTTTTGTCAGATTACCTGTTAATAATTCTAATTCTTCAATGGTGCCGTTGTTCTTGGTGACATTTGCTAGACTGCTGACCACCAGTACGTTACCAGGAACGTATCCTATATTAGGGTTCAACCTATCAATGGTTCTGCTGGAGTAGTGTGGTTTTATTCTCTGGGAACCGAAGGTGAATTCTTCCCCAAGGATCGGACAGTGTTCTGAGCAATTTAAATCTGCAATCGTAATTGAGAATTCCAAGTTCAGCTTGGTTGCACGTTTTCGTGCAGAGGCCAACAGGCGTTTGTAAATGTGCTTTCTGTAAGAAGCTTTGTTTCGTGCAGAGTACAACTCTTGGTTCTCAGATACTTTTTTCAGATACTCGTTTCTCGTATGCTTGTACCTGTTTTGGTCTTTGACTTTTTTGACAGTTTTATTGGCTTGCCCATACTGTTTATTGTATGCCGAAATTTTTTCCTTATTAGCTTTATTGTACTGTCTTTTGTAAGCATTCCTGCATTCTTTACAAATGTTGGTTAGGCCGTCTTTTGAATATTTGTCTTTATGAAATTTCTCAAGTTTCTTCGTTGCCAAGCATTTTTTGCACTGCTTTTTTTTCATCTGACCTTATTTTCCTCGGGGTGGAATTAAGAATTGTTACTTTCCCAATAGACTTGTCATCCCAGATGAACCATCCGTATTCACAGGCATCAGACCCTTTACCTCTGAAGGATGGCCTATTTGGAATGACGTAAATATCTGGAGTGTTATTTTGCATCCAAGTACATCGTACGTCTGAGGCAAGAAAGTTCAGGCGCAATAGCATGCAAACTTGCTCGGCCTGAGTCATCGCATGAATAATCATATCTTGCGCCATCTTGTAGGGAGGATTGGTCAAGATGACCGCAGCCCTAGCACTCGGGTTTGTCTTTTGGGGCTCGTACTGCCAATCTAAAAAACTAGAGATGTCAACCCTTGCAACCCCTGGGGTCTGTTGAAGCTTTTTTTCAAACCTACCTTGGAGTTCAACAGCGTGCCAGCGAACATGTGGCACAAGGGGCCTAGCAGCTCGTATAATAGCCCCGTCACCTGCGCATGGCTCAATCCATGTACCAGACTTCAAACGGCCTCCTGCTTTTTCTAAAAAGCGCCTGACTGTCCATCCTGGTGTGGGGTAGAAATCATTTGGGTCTCTCTTCTTTTTTCCTCGTCCTGTAGCACTCATGACTTTGCTCCTGCGTATCTAACCAGGCGGACATTCCTAGGCCAAAACCATAAAATCTTTTCACCAGTAAGGACTCGGACGATTCCATCCCAGTGTGGCCTTTCCTCACCCATTTCATCAACTTCAACTATCATTCCCTGGAGCTTTTCGTAACCTATGTAGCTTGGATAAATTTTCACTCCTTTGGCATCTAACTCACCAGTTGCCACATCAACCAAAGGCCAGGAGATATTGTATCCTTTGGTCCGCTGCCTTTGGGCAATCATGGACCACTTGTTCTCACAGTACTGGATTTTCCCGCCACCAAACTTATATTTCTTGTTGTCGCTGATATAGAAATCAGGGTACCCAACCACGTAATCTCCTGGCTCGTACATTAATAACCACCTGAGGTACTGCCTTGCATTAGTTGACCGCCACGACAAATAACCCAGGCGTCAGCCATGTCAAAGTTCTGTTTACCGTATACGGTTTGACCTTTTTTCTTGCCAGTCTTTGCAGTATGCTGTTCCCAGGGAAAATCTGGGTTGAGGCCTCGCACAGCATCGAAAACTTTGGTTTTGGTATCCTTGGACTTGTCTTTATAATTGATCTTAATACCGAGCTTCTTGCGAGCCGAACGAACATTGATCATCTGTGGCTTTTTTTCGAATAACTCGTGGGCTATGTAGGAAACGATTCCGTTGAAGCTGGCAAGGGCAAAAATGGTTCCCGCACTAGAAAATCCTGGGGAGAACTTCTTCGCTGCCTCTTCAACGAAAATGCGTCTGACTTTGTACTTCTTGGTGTCAACTGAATCTCCAAGGGCCACCTTCATGAAGGAAGCTTTGTCCCACACATCTTTGAGGGCAGCCTTCTGAAGTTTGAAGGCTTTCATCAAAACATATTGCCCCGTGGTCCCATCGAGAAGCGTAAGACCAACAATACTTGTTGAGATGTCTAGGCCTATGTCTACGACTTGACGGGTGTCT